CTGTAAGTATGATTACTTCTATTACTCATTCCACTTGCAAAATATGAACAAACTATTTTTAAATTTGGATTATCAGGTAATAAAAGTTGATTTAAACAAAGATTTATATAATATAAAAGTGTATTTAATTGATTAGAATTTACTGACAAATCAATAGGTAATGGTATATCTTTTAAAATACCTAATCCATCAATTGCATTAAAAGCAAGTTGCCTTCTACCAGTTGAATAACCTAATTGAACACTATCACTTAATACCCAACCTTCCCATTCTAAATTTGAATCAATATATAATTTAGCATTATACTTTCTATCATTCAAAGTAATCAAATTAGGCATATTTGATATGTTATCAGTAACATCTAAAATAATATTCAATTGACTAGCAAAAATAGGCTCAAAAGGGTCATCTGAATTTGGAATATATTGTAAGTCTATATGAACACCTTGATATTGAATTATGCTTCCTGTATATCCATCTTCAGCTAAATATAAATAAGCTATTTTACCACTTTTGGTTGCAAATGTTGCTTGATATTTATTTTGATATGCCATTATGCTCCTCGTCTAAGATTTAATGAAACGTTTGACCTTTGTAAAGCTAATACTAAATCATTACCTTTTAAAACAAAAGCATTACTACTTGAATCAATTGCAGCACTTGTTAATGCTCCTGCATCAAAAGAACTATTGGTCATTTTAGACACTCCACTTGTTCCTGTTGTAGATGAACTAATTCCCAATAACCCACCAAAAATATCGCCAAATGATGCTCCTGTACCACCAAATCCTAAAGCATCCATAATACCAGCAAATATTGCAGCTTGAATTGCTGCTGCTGCTATTTGTTCAGCAAGTTTAGCAAACATATCTCCAATAGCAGGTCCAATATCTTTTCCTTGTTGCATTGCAGCCCAAAGATTCATAATATCACTTGTAAGTGTTTTAGAAATCAAATTAGCAAATTGTTTAGAATCTTCGTATTGCTTTTTTATAGCTCTATCATTTTCATTAACTGATTGCGTATATGCGTTTACCCATTCTGGTAATTCTTTATTTATTTTTTGCTCAGCAGGATTAGTTTGGTTATGTTGTTTAATAAACCAATCTGGAATACCAGCTTGTGCCATATCTACTTTTTTTGAAGGCAATGTGTCTGCCCAATCAATCGTAAATGCTTTTCTTGCTGATAATCTTACATAATTGCTAATTCTTTCTTGTTCTTTAGCCCATTCAAGTGTTTTTTGAATATCATATTCTAATAATCTTATTTTTTCAGATAAAGCATCCTTTAACTCTTTATTACCAGCATTATTTATAACAGGAAATTTAGTAGCAACTTCAATAAACTTTTTATTTTGTTTTTCTGCTTCTGATATTCTATTATTTATATCAGTACTATCAATTTTGAATTGTTCTTTAAAACCTTCTTGTATAGTATGTTTGCTAAATATTTCTCTACCTTGTGCATCAAATTTTGCTTGAGCATTTATAAAATCAGAATTAAATTTAGCAGTTATAATTCTTTTTTGTTCATATAATGCACTTAATTTATTTTCTTCATTTTTTTGATTTTCAATATCATATTGTTGCGTTGCTGCCCTATTTATAGCATATGTAAGTAATTGTTTATTAAAGGTATTTTTATCTTTAATATCTAAATCTTGTATTTCTTTATTATCTGAATAAAGTTTTTTTAACTCTGTTAATGCAGATTTTCTTACTTCAGAATCTTTTGTAGGGTCAGATATAATACCAACTAAAGCACCACCTGTTGCTAATTTTGCTTGAGCACCACCTGCAATCTTGTAAGCATTTTTATCTAATTCTTGTAAAGACTTAATGAATTTATTATTTTCTTCTTCAGCCTTTTTTACTTGTTTAGTATATTCTTCAAAAAATCCAATTACTGCTGAAACTGCTAAAACAATACCAGCTGGACCAACAAAAGCACTACTAAGTCCAGTTAAAGCATTTTTAAAACCTCCTTCTTGAACTGCTAAACGAGTCAATGAATTACCAAACATTGTTAATCCATTAAGCCCTTGTGTTAATCCACCCGAAGCAAATTCACGAGTAATTCTATCCATTTGCCCTATGGCACGAAAATTATTATAGGAATTATTAGTAAGGTTTTCTACTTCCTTATTAAATCTACTTGCACCTGCAGCACCTTGATATGTTAAAATTTGAGATAATTCCTTAGCCTGACCACCATTTTCAATAAATGATTTTGTTAATTCATCTACTCTAGCTTTCTCTTGAACAAGTAATTCAGGATGTTTTGAATTTTCAATAGTTTTATTTAATGATAATAATTCATCAATAATCTTATCTAACTCAGGAGATATTTCATTTTTGAGAAATATCCGTGCAAAAAATTCAGCTATTTGATTTGCCATTCTTTATTAATTTATTCCGTACAACTCCAAAGTTCGTAAAAGTTGGTCACTTGATAAATATTGTTCTTCTTCAGGCTCATCAATATCATCTATTTGTGGAATATGCCAAAATGATTTTAGTGATTTAGGATGTTTTTCAGCAGTATTACTTAAGTATATAATATAGGCGAGGTTTCTTGTCCTCGCCCATTCATTTACTTCTTTTCGTTCTGTTCCCAAAACTATAATACTATAATCCTTCCAAGTCATTTCCCAAAATTCACTAGGTCGTATTCCACATTCTGCAGCCTTAACTAGAATATCATCCCAAGTTAATTTTTTGAGGCTTTTTTTTTCTCCGTTTCTTTTGGTCCACTAATATCAATATTAGTATTTGATAGTATATATTTAAAATAATCTACTAATTGACCATCAACTTTGAAAATAGAACCTATTTCATCTATCCATTCGCAAACATCATCTTCAATGTAAATTATTTCTTCCTTTTTACTGATACAAGCTGACTTATACCCAATATAAAAAAGTTTAATAATTACACTAATGTCTTTTTGTGAACTGCTTAATACTTCAAAATACTTTTCTAAAGTAATTTCATATTCTTTGCAAAACTCACGCATAGCCCAAGTTCCCCACTTTAAATGGATTGTGTTGTTGTTCAGTCTTAATTCAAACATAGTTTTTAGGTTTTTATGATGTTACTCTAGCTTGTGATAATGGAGGATTTACTACTTCAAAAGTTGCAGTAAACTTCACATCTTCTTTATCAGGAGCAGTTAAGTCCCAATTAGAAATAAACACTAAATCCGTAGCAGTACCACCATAAGTTACATTACCAGCCGATGGGCTAGATGGTCCCATTTTGATAGCAAACTTAGTTTTAGCAACGTGCAAAGAGTAAAGCATATCGTAAGAATCCTTACTTTCTGCTCCTGTTTGGTCAATTGCAAATCCTTCTGCTTTAATTGTTTGCTTAAAGTTTGGTCCTGGTTCGTAGTCATCTCCACATTTAGAAGATGCATCGATTACGTTATTACTTGATGTAATAGCGTTTGAAGTTAAACAAGCTACTACTTTGTACGTTCCAGAATTGGTTTCGTCTGCAAATAGTAAGTAACTTCTAGCTGATACTTTAGATTCTGCCATTTTATTTTAATTTTGAGTTATTGTTAAATTATATGTTATTAAAGTTCTGAAAACATTGTCAAGTGGGTTTAAAGCAGATAAATTTCTAATACCCATAACACTTAAACTTGATGCATTCCATCCTGTTGGTAATGTTATATGAGTATCCGAATTTATAGCACTTAATATCAAATTGCTAATTGTTTCAGCACGTTTAAAGCCAAAGTTAGCATTTTTTGTAACAATGTCTACAATAAACACTAACGTATTTGTATATCCGTTTTTACCAGCTACTTGACTTGATGTTCTATCGGTTAAAATAAGATATTCATTTCCTGCAGTCATAGGAGCAATTCCATCATAAACACCTAGACCTGTAGCAGATGATAAATTAGTATAAAACCACTTTTTTATATCAATATTAGGATTATACATTATTTAATATTTTTTGAAGTTTATTTTTTAGTATTTCTACTTGCATTTCAAAATTAGGCAATAAATATGGTTGAGCATTCATACCTACAACTTCCTTTTTACCTTTAAATTGTAAAGCAAAATCTTCATATCCTGCAGGTACTGATACAAAAGTACCAGTGCCAAATTCAACATATGGAGCATAGGGTAAATAAGAACCTATTTTAAAACCTATTGCATCTTCTTCTGTTACTTTTTCAGTATGTATAGATGCTCTTAAAACACCCATATGTACTGGACAATCCATTTTAGCATTAGTTTCTATATTCAATGCTGCTTCAGTCATAGCACCAATAAGTTCAGCTTGAATTTTATTAGATAAATTTTCAAGATTAACAATTTTAGTTTCATTTCTAATTTCAACCATAAAAATTAATTTCTAGGAAACGATGTGCGTTATCAACATCATTTATTGATTGAATAGTATACATTTTTCCTTCTACATAAACTTGATATTCCTCATTAATTGTAGTACCAAATCTTATATAAATTTTTGCAGCTTGATAAAAAGTCTTTTCATCTTCTAATAAAGTTCTAGTGCTATGAGCAGGTCTAAAATCTCCCCATACAGTTTCCTGTAAAGTAAAAGCAGTAGTATATCCACCTTCACCATCACTTGTAGTGGTTGCTGCGTATAAATCTGCCCTACGAGTCATCGTAGAGGAATTAACATCTCTGCCCTTTTTTTGACCTATTTGCATATTATAATATTGGACTTACTCTTGTATATCTTTGACACGCTCTCCAAGCCTTTTGGCATACCCCTGTTTGGTCGTATCTTTCTACATCTGCTCCTCTATTCTCATAGTCGAAGTCTATTTGGTCAAGAATGGCCGTTTTAAGGTCTTTAGGGACACTTGACATAGCACTTGTATATGTTGCCCTCAACTGATTCCAAATAGGGAAAGTAAGGCTAGGATACTTGTCTCCTATTAATCTATAATTAGCCGCTAAAACTTCTGTATTGTTAACATCGTCATAAAGTCTAAAAGTTGTTTTATCCATTGGTCCATAAGGAATGGTAAAATTACTAGCAGGATTATTAAACCAAATAGTAACATTTTTAGAAGTTATGCACAATCCTGTTGCTTTTTCTACTGCTTCTCTTGCTTGGGTAATTAAATCGGTAATTAAATTATCATCTGCATTTGTAGTTACACGACAATAGTTTTTTGCTTCTGCA